TCGGCAACGAGTTCGAGATCGACGGCGAACTGCACATCTCCGGCCTCATCCGCAACGCCAAGGACGCGCAGCGGATGTACAACTACTGGACCAGCCAGGAGGCGGAGATGCTCGCCCTGGCACCCAAGGCCCCGTTCATCGGCTACGGCGGGCAGTTCGAGGGCTACGAGGGCCAATGGAAGACGGCCAACGTCAACAACTGGCCGTATCTGGAGGTCAACGCCGACGCGACCGACGCGCTGGGCAACCCGCTGCCCCTGCCGCAGCGCGCGCCGCCGCCGCTGGCGCAAACCGGGCTCATTCAGGCCAAGATGGGGGCGTCGGACGACATCAAGTCGACCACGGGGCAGTACGACAGCAGCCTGGGCGCCACGTCGAACGAGCGGTCGGGCAAGGCGATCCTCGCCCGCGAGAAGCAGGGCGACACCGGCACCTACCACTACGTCGACAACCTCGCCCGCGCCGTGCGCCACATCACCCGCCAGTGCATCGACCTGATCCCCAAGATCTACGACACCACCCGCGTGGCCCGCATCATCGGGCTGGACGGCGACGTCTCCATGGCCCGCATCGACCCCTCGCAGCAGGAGCCCGTCCGCAAGATCGTGGACGAGCAGGGGAACGTCATCGAGAAGATCTACAACCCCGGCGTCGGCAAGTACGATGTCGTGGCCGAGACCGGCCCCGGCTACGCCACCAAGCGTCAGGAGGCCGCCGAGAGCATGTCGCAGGTGCTGACGGGCAACCCGGCGCTGTGGGCCGTCGCAGGCGACCTGTTCGTCAAGAACATGGACTGGCCGGGAGCGCAGGAGATGGCCGAGCGCATCCGCAAGTCGATCGACCCGAAACTGCTGGCCGACGACGACAAGCCGCCGGAGCTGCAAGCCGCCGAGAAGCAGATCGAGGAGATGGGCGGGATGCTGCAAGAGATGCAGCAGGCGCTCCAGAACGTCGAGCAGTCCATCGAGGCGCAGGAGATGCGCACCAAACAGTTCGAGGCTCAGGTCAAGGCGTACGACGCCGAAACCAAGCGGATGTCAGCGTTGCAGTCGGGCATGACACCTGAGCAAATCCAAGCTACCATCGACGGCACCATCGACGCGGCAATGCAAACGGGCGATCTGGCCCCGCAAAGCCTCGCTCCGCAAATGTGAGGCACTCATGTCCCGTATCGTCCCGCTTCCGACTACCAACGCCGTCGTCGACAACACGGTGATCGTTCTTAACGCCGACGGCACCGTCGCCTCGTTCGGGGGTAGCGGTGTCACGGCCCCCTACGCCGACCAGCAGGTCGTGACGGCGTCCGCCGCGGCGCTCGCCACCCAGGCGCTGGCCAACGGCGTGCTCATCAAGGCCAAGTCGACCAACGTCGGCAAGGTGTTTGTCGGGGCGGCGGGCGTGACGGCGACCGATGACGGGACCGGCAACGGCTTTGCGCTCCAAGCCGGCGAGGCGGTCAGCATCCCGGCTTCGACCACAGCGGGCACTTACATCATCGGCACCCTGAACGACGTCGTCTATGTGATCGGAAGCTGACATGAGCGCGCCTGAGTTTTTCCCGAGCAGCGGGCCTTCCGCCTTCATGCTCAACCAGTTCTTCGGTGACGGCTCTGACGGCGATGTGACGGTCACGGGCGCGTCAACGCAGACCCGCGATATGTACTATCGCAACCTGACCCTGAGCGCGGGCGCGGCGATCAATACGGGCCTGTTCCGTATCTTCGTCAGCGGCACTCTCGACCTATCTGCGGCTCCAGCTGGCGCTATCTACTCGAACGGGGCGAGCGGCAACAACGCCATTGTGAACGCGGGCGGCTTGGCCGTCTCGCAATCGGGCGGTGCGGGCATGTTCCAAGGTGCCAGCAGTGTTGCTGGTAGTGCGGGCGGAACCGCAGCGGGCACGACGGCCACGGCCATCGCCGCAGCCCCTTACGCTGGCGTTGCGGGATCCTCTGGTGCAGCTGGTGCGGGTGCGTCGGGTGCGGGCGGCGCGGCTGTCACGCCGGTAACGCCTACGGCGTTTTCCTATCGTCGGGCGATGATCCAAGACAGCGTTTCTACCGGGGTCGGGCGAAGCGGCATGGCCGGTCAGTCTGCCTCGGGCGGTGGCGGTGACGGTACGGCAGGCGGCGGCGGTGGCTCCGGCGCTCCCTCCGTCCCCGGCGTAGCCATCTATGCCCACACCATCATTCGCGGTGCCTCTACCGCTGCGGGGGCCATCCAGAACAAGGGCGGCACCGGAGGCAATGGCGGTACGCCTGCGGGCGGCAACCGAGGCGGCGGCGGCGGTGCTGGCGGCGGCGGTGGTGGATATGTCTATATCCTCACGACAAGCCTGACCGGCGCGGCCAAGGCTGATGCTGTGGATGTGTCGGGAGGCAATGGCGGCAATGGCGGAACGGGCACCGGCACGGGCATCGGCGGCGCTGGCGGTTCCTCGGGCGGCGGTGGCCGTCTGACGGTCATCAACGCAACCACGGGCGTCGTCACTGAGACCATCTCCGCCGCCGTCCCTGTCGCCGGTACAGCCGCGGTCGGCACGGTTCCGGGCACGGGTGGGGTCGCCACCGTTTCACAACTGAGCCTCTGACATGGCCTTGACGCCCCTCACCGGCAAAACCGTCCCCGAGCTGGGGGTCGAGACGCCGCCGATCGTCGACGCCGACAAGTTCGTCGTCTACCGGGCGGGCTCCCCGCCGCTCAAGAGCACGACCGCCGCCACCCTGGCGGCGTACATGCGCACGAAGATCAATGGCGGCGAGTTCATCTACCTCGCCGACTACCTGAACGGCCAACCCGTCGGCGATGCGTTCCGCGAGGCCATCGCCGACGCCGTCACCGCAGGGCTGTGGGTGCTGGTCCCGGCGGGCGAGTACACCATCACGGGCGCATACAACACCGAAGGCGTCCTCGGTCTGGACGGCGCAGGGACGGTCGGGCTCGTCTGCCGTGACGGCTGGGCCACACTCAAGCTGCCCCTGACGGCGGGCACGGGGCTGATCTCGACCACGCTCAACAGCCAGACGGTGACGGGTAACGGCTCGGCGTTGTTCACCTCGGCGCTGATCGGCAAGAACCTCCAGAACGCCGCCGGCGAGTACATCGGCAAGGTCGACACGGTAGAAAGCCCGACCAGCCTGACGCTGGTCGACCCGGCGTGGCGAGAGATTTCGACCCCCGGCGCGTGGTCCTACTCGTCGGAGGCGCGCGCCTTCTTCACGCAGACGGACGGCGCGGACGTCTATTTCGAGAACATCGAGTTCGACTGCGCGGCCATCACCACCAACTTCGGCCACAAGGCCGTGGCGGGGGGCCGGTACGAGGGCACCACCGTCCGCTATCGCTACAAGTCGTTCCGGTTCCTCGACGACGGCGTCACCGCTGCGCCCGCCATATCGGCGTTCAACATCGACAACATCCTGACCGTCGACGTGCAGGGCCATGGCGTCACGGGCGGCGCGGACGCCACCACCGCCAACATGGGCTCGGGCTACATCGGTCTGGTCGACAACGTCAACTGCACCAAGTCGGGGCTCAACATCTCGGTGCTGCGCTCCACCAGCCAGCTGTACGTCGGGCGGGTATCGAGCGTGTGGAACCGCTGGGTCGAGGAGGGTATGCCCTTCCCAACGCAGTATGCCGCACTGCGCCTCGGCAACGGCGTGGCCAACGTCACGGTCGGCTATGTGTGGGGCGAGGGCGTGTTCCGCCTGATCCGCCTGACCGACCCGGACAACTGCAACGTCATCGGCTACGGCTTCCGCAACATCCTCGGCCCGGTCGTCCTGTTCAACTCGAAGGACCAGGTCTCGGTCAACTCCGGCGTCGGCATCGGCTTCGGCATCGGCCCGAACCGCGGCAACGGTCGCCCGCTGCCCGGCGACGAGGACGGCGAGAGCATCTCCAACCCGAACGAGGAGGCCGTCGTCATCGCCGAGGGGCAGGGCTACGGCTTCGGCCCGGCCACCTACTCCTCAGACGAGTACATCCTCGGCCTCGGCACGATCACGGCTACGTCCGGCAACGCCAGCATCGTCAACAAGGATGAGACGTTCCGGGGGCAGGACATCAACTGCTTTGCCGACGTCTCGGTCGGCGACTTCCTGTTCGAAGATGATGAGACGCTGCTCGGTCAGGTCACGGCGATCAGCCTCAAGAGCTACTGGTCGGACGCAGGCAGCACCGTGCCGATCGGCACGTCGGGGTCCAGCACCGTCTCGGTGGCGCTGGGCGGCACCACGCTGGTCAAGGCAGGGGGCACGTCGTTCGTGGGCGTCGTCTCCTCGGGCGACATCATCCTCAACAGCCTCGGCAACGTCGTCGGCACGGTCACGGGCACGATCCTCGCCGACGCCCTGACCTTCGCCGAGGGCGCGGCCATCGAGATGCCGCTGGGCAGCGCGTGGTGGTACGCAGGCGGCATCAGCAGCGCCGTCAACGCCACGCAGACGGCCACCCTATCGGGCGGATCGCTGCAAACGGTCCCCGCCGGCAGCGTCTACCGCCAGCGGACGCCGGACCCGTACTTCTACACGGGCGGCGGCGGGCTGGCGACGGTGTCCGGCACCGCCATGACCATCCCGGCTCCGGTCGCGGATCTCGGCGGCACGATCACGACCCTGACCAGCTCCAAGGAGGTCGTCGGCGTCGGCACCTCGTTCAACACGCAGTACGTCGTCGGCCAGCACCTGTTCACCACGGGCGACGTGTCGATCGGCCAGATCGCCAGCTTCGGGCGGCGGGTCAACGGCCAGATCGTCAACAAGGACACCTACCTCCAACTGGTCAACAACGCCGCGCAGGCGGTGTCGGGTGCCAACTTCAAGTACGGCTATAACTTCCAGGATGTGCTGGCCGTCGGCGACGCCATCTTCAAGTCGGACGACACCCTGATCGGCGAGATCGCCACGATCAACAACGCGCAGTCGATCACGCTGTCCGCCACGGCCCTGACCACGCTTCCCGGAGAGGCCTATCAGTTCGGGCGCTGGAAGAAGACGGCGCGCGGCGTCGAGATCGCCGAGACGGCGATCAATACGAACATCGACCTCAACACCTTCTGGTGTCAGGGGGCAGTCGCGCAATACCGCCTGCAACAGCCCGCGGGCATCCGCCCGCACAACGAAAACACCATCCTGCAATCGCAACTGTCGGAGATGGATGCGACCGAACGCCGGGGCGAGCAATGGTACGTCTCGGACGGCAACGGCTTTGGCTGGTTCCGGTCGAACGGCACATCTTGGGTTCGCACGTCTAACAACGGCGTACAGACGTCTGCCCCCACGGAAAGCCCTGCTGCCTCCGGTCTGTTCCCGGTCACGATTACCTACCGGACGAACACACCATGCTACCGCATCGCGGCTCCATCTGGCGCGCTCTACAACGTCACGCAGGTTTGCACCCTCGCGGCAACCAATCTGCCTATTGGCGCGACGTACACGATCATGCTGGTTGGTTCGGGTGCGTCTTCGTACGACATCCAAAGCAGCGGCGGAACGTCCGTCGTCGTCATCCGTCCGGGCCAATCGGTCACGGTAAGCTGGGACGGCTCCAACTGGCGCATCGTTCGGATTGGCGCTGCTGCTGCTGCCCGTTCTGTCGCTGCAGGGAACAACGCCCCATCCACGGTTCCGGCGAAGGGCGACCTTTACTCGCGCCTCAACGGCGGACCCGGCACCACGCTTTACGTTGCCGAAGGCTCGGCAGGCACGTCGGCTGACTGGACGCCGATCCAATCCGCTCTGGATGCGGTCTATGCTGAAAGCTACGGCGTGAGCGCGTCCAACCCGTCCAATCTGGTGGCGTTCAACCTCGCGCTGGACGCGGCTAACACGGCAGGTAAGACGCTTATCCTTCCGGCTGGCCAACTGACGTTCCCAGACGCCTCGCCGGTCTTCAACATCCTTGATAACACTCGCATCGTCGGCGCGGGCCGTGGCCGGACCATCCTGTATTTCACTGGGCTGGACACCACGACGGACGTGTTCTCGATCACGGCCAAGAGCAAGGTATTCATCGCGGACTTGAGCCTTGAGGCTTCGACGCTGCGGACCAGCAGCAACCTCGCGTTCGCCTTCTTCGACTGCGTGGACTGCACGGTCTATCGCTGCGGCCAGACCAACTTCACGCAAGGCTTCGTGTTCGCGCGTGACGCGGGCGCTGTCCCGCCGACGACGACGAACCTGCGGAACAAGGCAATCGAGTGCATCTCGCTGGTTTCACAGTCCTATGGCTTCTTCATGGACTTCGCCACGGCCTGCGAGTTCATCAACTGCGAGGCCTATTCGGCAGCCAACCAAGACGGCTTCAAGACGGGCGGCGGCTCCACCTTCGTCAAGATCATCGGCTGTCACTCGGAAGGCAACAATCAGGACGGCTTCGACACCTACGACGGCTTCATTTCGTCGGTTCTGGCTGACTGCACCGCTTACGATAACGCGGCGGCGGGTTTCCAGATCAAGGGAACGCTGGGGGGCACCTACGGCTCGGCGACCTACGTGGACCGCGAAAGCGTCGTCTCTAACTGCGTGGCGCAAGGCAATGCCAGCAATGGTTTCTTGTTCCAAGAGGCCCGCCAAATCGTCATTTCCGGCCTGATCTCGGTTGAGAACGCCCTGGCAGGCTTCGTGTTCAACAACTGCCAGCAGTTCACGGTTACGAGTTGCGTCGCGGTCCGCAATACGCAGCACGGGTTCAGCCTGATCGGCAACACCACGCGCAGCAGTTTCGCGGCATGTACGGCTGTCGATAACAGTTATGTGGACGGCACGGTCCAGAACGGCACATATAACGGCTGGAACCTCGACACCGGAACGAACAGCCTGTTCACCGGCTGTCGCTCGGGCAACGGCACCACGACCGGCTTTGTCGGCGGACAGGGCTACGGCTACAACACCACGACATCCTCGGGCAACGTCTTCACCGGCTGTAGCGCCCTGACGAACGTCACCGGATCCATTACCGGAACCACGCCCTACGCCAGCAACTACTTCGCAGGCTTCGTGGACAACGGGACGTATCGGGGCTGGGCCACGGCGGACGCGGCGGGATCGCTTCTTTACACAGGAACGATCTACCGCAGCACTACGGTGATCCAAGGCATCGGCACGGGAACCCCGGAAGGTGCAGTAACCGGCGGCATCGGCTCCACTTTCCAGCGGACGGATGGGGGTGCGGGCACGTCGTTTTATGTTAAGGAAAGCGGAACCGGCAACACAGGATGGGTGGCAAAATGACGGCTCAAGAGCATATCGACGCCATCGGCGCGGCTATTGTCAAACTGGAGGCGATCACCGAGGACTTGCTCGCCGCTTCCCGCGAGGTCGAGCGGCTGGCCATCAAGGCGGAACGGCAGTCTCGCCGGGTCCACTTCCTTCAAGACCGGGCGCAGCGGGCCTTCAAGGAAGCCTACCCGGAGGACAACATCGTCCTGTTCTCCGGCGGCAACGACAAGCCGCCCGTCGATGATCCCGACGAGCCGGTCCCGTGATCTGGTATCTCGCTGCAACGGTCGTCGTGTTCGGCATTTGCTTTCTGGCCTACAGGTCGAAGCCGGAAAAGTACGCGGACCTGATGGGGGCCAGCGCCATGCTCGCACTGGTGTTCTGCATCGGCAACCTGCTGCTGGCGATGTACCATTTTCCCGACGCGCTCCTGAGCTTCCCGGTTCTCGACCTGTTCCTCGCGGGCATGATTTACCGCGCGTGGATGAAAAACCGCGAGTGGTGGAAGGTGGTCATGGTCGGCAGTCTGGTCACGCAACTGATGCTGCATTGCGTCACCATCGCCATGTGGAAGACGGGAAACCTGACCCAGTATGGATTGTGGACCTATGTGGTGGGCATCAACGCGTTTTTCGTGGTCCAACTCCTTACCCTCGCAAGCGTCGGAGTGGGTCATGGTCTGGATAATCTTCGCCGCTGGCTGTCTGATCGCCGGGGGGTGTCTGCTCTGTCGGATGCTCGACCGTGAGCGAGGCAAACCTAGAAGTGGTGGCGAGCAACGTCGGCCATCTGACTGATCGCATTGAGAAGCTGGAGGCCCGCATGGAGGCGGTGATGCTGACGCAGCGTTGGCAGATGGGGGCGGCGGTCGGGTTCGGCGTGGTGCTGACCCTGCTGCTGCCGAAGGTTTCAGAGGTGTTGGGGCTGGCATGACCGACACACCCGTTCTCCCCCGCGAGGTTCCGCCGATCCACATGAGCGAGCGCGTCAAGGCGTTCATCGGTGACCTGGCGCGTCCCTTCGCCATCATCTCCACCTCCTTCGCCGCCTCGTGGGCGACCATCGTCATCTCGTCCAAGGTCGAGAACGGCAACGACGGTGCCATCTTCGCCGGCGCATACTTCCTCGGCGTCGGCACGCTCTATCTCGGCAAGGCTGTCGAGGCCATCAACACCGCCCGCGCGCGCCGCGACGTCGATGTCGCGCAGGCCAACGCGGGGACGCCGACGACATGAGCAAGGCCATCTTCGACGTCGTGCGCACGATCAAGGGCGAGCCGCTGACGCAGGCAGACGTGGACGCGCTGAACGCCGTCCTCGCCCCGCCCGCCCCCGGCAAGCGCGTCAGCAAGGCCGGGATCGACCTGATCCATTCGTTCGAGAGCTGCCGACTGGAGGCGTACCCGGATCCTGGGTCGGTTGATGGAAAGCCGTGGACGATCGGCTGGGGCAGCACTGGCCCCGGCATCGCCAAGGGCGTCGTCTGGACGCAGGAGCAAGCCGACGCCCGGTTCGCCGCTGACCTTGGCCGGTTCGAGAAGGCCGTGGCCCTGATGGCTCCGGTGACGACGCAGAACCAGTTCGATGCGCTGGTCTCGTTTGCCTACAACGTCGGCCTGAGTGCCCTGAACGACAGCACGCTGCTGCGGATGCACCGGGCGGGCGACTACGCCGGGGCCAAGCTCCAGTTCAGCCGTTGGGACAAGAACGACGGCAAGGTGATGAAGGGCCTGGCCCGTCGCCGCGCGGCGGAAGCCGCCCTCTATGGAGCAAGCTGATGTTCGGCCTCGACAACGCAGGAACCCGCGCCATCCAGATCGGCGCTGTGATCGTCGTCCTGATCTTCATGGGCGTCACGCTCGCCTGGTGCGCGGGCCGCGGCGGACGCGACGATGCCCGGGTAGCCGCCGCCACGGGCAAGGCGCTCGACAAGGTGGCCGAACAAACGCCTGTCATCCGGCAGGAACAAGAGGAGAAGCAACGTGCAGCAGACCAGATCGAAGGCTCTGACACTCCCCTGCCTGCTGGCTACGGGAAGTCTCTTGAGCGGGTGCGGCGCGGGAATGGCAATACCCGATAGCCTTAAGGCCCCCTGCGAGAGCACGGTCGACGTGTCCGGCGCGCAGACGATCGGCGACCTGTCGAGCGCCATCATCGCCGGCGACGGCGACCTGCGCGTCTGCAACATCAAGAAGGACGCGGTCGTCGCGATCGCCGAAAGCCAGCGCCGTCGCTGGTGGCAACTCTGGTAGTTGCCAAAAAACTGCAACGCAGTTACCTTCACAGCACAACACTGTACCGGCGCAGCGCACCGGGGGTTCTCAGAGAGCCAATATGACCGAAGAAAGCCCAGCGGGGGTTGAAGCCGCGCCGGAACTGGAGGTCACGGCCCCTCCCGTTATCGAAGTCCAAACGCCGGAAGACGCACCGCCCAAGACGTTCACTCAAGAGGAGTTGGACGCCGCAATCGGGAAGCGTCTCGCACGAGAGCAGCGAAAATGGGAACGAGAGCAACAGCGCCAAGCGCCACCGCCAGCACCCCTTCCGCCGGCTGACCAGTTCGAGAGCACCGAGGCATACGCCGAGGCGCTGGCAGAACAAAAGGCACTCGCCTTGGTCGAGCAGAGGGAGCGCCAGCGTCAGCAGGACGCCGTTGCAGAAGCCTATTTCGACCGCGAGGAGCAGGCCCTCGGGAAGTACGACGACTTCAAACAGGTCGCCTACAACCCGTCACTGCCGATCACAGCCGAGATGGCCGAAACCATCCGCGCCTCCGACCAAGGCCCCGACGTGCTCTATCACCTCGGGTCCAATCCGACGGAAGCCGCCCGGATCTCGAAGTTGTCGCCGCTCTTGCAGGCCAAGGAGATCGGACGGATCGAAGCCGCTCTGGCTGCCGCTCCCCCGGTCAAACGCACCACCTCCGCACCACCGCCTATCTCGCCTGTCACGCCTGTCAGCAATGGCACCCCCGCCTACGACACCACCGACCCCCGCTCCATCTCCACGATGAGCACGTCGGACTGGATCGCGCAGGAACGGCAACGGCAGATGAGAAAAGCGGCCCACTGAACCCCGTCTGCAAGGAACCACGACCGTGGCCAACTCTCTGCTTACCATCGACATGATCACCAGGAAGGCCCTGGAGATCTTTGAAAACAACCTCGTCCTGACGCGTAACATCAACCGCCAGTACGACGACAGCTTCGCCAAGGAAGGTGCCAAGATCGGCTCCGCCCTGCGCATCCGCCTGCCCGACCGCGCCCTCGTCACCGACGGTGCCGCCCTGCAAGTGCAGGACGAGAACGAGCAGTACACCACGATGTCGGTGTCCAACCAGAAGCACATCGGCGTCAACTTCACGACCGCCGAGATGGCCCTGTCGCTGGACGACTTCGCCGACCGCATCCTGAAACCCCGGATCAGCCAGCTCGCCGCCAGCGTCGACGCTGACGTCGCCAACGTCTACAAGGACGTCTACAACGCCGTGGGCACCGCAGGCACCACGCCTGCCACCTCGCAGGTCCTGCTGTCGGGCCAACAGGTGCTGAACGAAGGCGCCGTCCCGATGTCGCCGCGCTACGCGACCGTCAACCCCGCAGCCAACGCGGCTCTGGTCGAAGGGCTCAAGGGCCTGTTCAATCCGGGCGACGTGGTCAGCCGCCAGTTCAAGAGCGGCATGATGGGCGAGGGCGTGCTCGGCTACAACGAGATCAACATGTCTCAGTCGATCAAGGTCCACACCTACGGCACCCGCGCGGCCACCGGCGCTACCGTGACCACCACGGTCGCGACCCAGGGCCAAGCGACCCTCGCCATCACCGGCACGGGCTCGCAGGTCATCAACCGCGGCGACACCTTCACGATCGCCGGCGTCTACGCCGTCAACCCGCAGACCCGTGAGAGCACCGGCTCGTTGCAGAAGTTCGTCTGCACCGCGGCCAACACGGCCTCGGGCGGCGCGTACACCTCGGTCGCGATCAGCCCGCCGATCTACACCGCCGCTCACGCTCTGGCCACGGTCGACGCCTTCCCGGTCGCCACCGCCGCCATCGTGTTCGACGGCGTCGCCTCGACCTCGGCTCCGCAGAACCTGATCTACCACAAGGACGCTTTCTCGTTCGCCACCGCCGACCTGCTGCTTCCGCAGGGCGTCGACATGGCCTCGCGTCAGGTCCACAACGGCATCTCCATGCGCATCGTTCGTGATTACGACATCAACAACGACCGCATGCCCTGCCGCATCGACGTCCTGTACGGCTACGCCGCGATCCGCGCCGCCGCCGCCACCCGCCTGCTCGGCTAACCCCCAGCGCAAGGAGAGACTACTATGACCATCTCGAACATCGGTGGCGGCTCCCAGATCGGCGACGGCAATCTCAACGAGGTCGCCCTCACCCCGGTCCCGGCTCCGGCCACCGCCACCTCCACCGCCACCCTGACGGTCGCGCAGATCACCAGCGGCATCCTGTTGGGTAGCCCCAACGCGACCGCCGCGTCCTACACCCTGCCGACCTGTGCTTCGCTGGACGCCGCCCTCGGCAACGCCAAGGTCGGGTCGTCCTTCGACCTCGCCGTCATCAACGTCGACGGCAACGGCTCGGGCGTCATCACCCTGGTCGCGGGCACCGGCTGGTCCACCTCCGGTCTCCTGACCGTCGTGGCCACCGCCGGCACCGCTCAAGCGTTCCGCGCCCGCAAGACGGGCGACGCCGCGTGGACGCTGTACCGCATCGCGTAAGTGCCTGCCCCGCCCCGGCTTAACCGCCGGGGCGGCTCTACCCTTGCCAACGACAGGACGAGCGCATGACGACCGCAGGAGACATCATCTACGGCGCGCTCCGTCTGATCGGACAACTGGCTGAGGGCGAGGCCCCCTCTGGCGAGACGGCGCAGGACGCGCTGGCCGCCATGAACATGATGATAGACAGCTGGAGCACCGAGAGGCTCGCCGTTTATTGCACCCAGGATCAGACCTTCTCGTGGCCTGCCAACCAGACCACACGCACGCTCGGGCCGACCGGCGACTTCGTCGGGCTACGGCCCGTGCTGCTGTCGGACAGCACCTACTACGTCGACCCGAGCGGGCTGTCGTTCACGCCGCTGCTCATCAACGAGGCGGAGTACAACGCGATCGTCCTCAAGACGGTCACGAGCACCTACCCGCAGGTCATCTACGCCGAGGCAACCCACCCGAACACCACGTACAAGGTCTACCCGGTGCCGACGCAGGCGTTGACGTGGCACTTCATCTCGGTGCTGGAGCTGACGCAGCCCGCGTCGCTCGGCACCACCCTCAGCTTCCCGCCCGGCTACCTGCGCGCCTTCCGGTACAACCTCGCCTGTGAACTGGCCGCCGAGTTCGGCGTCGAGCCGTCGCCGGAGGTGAAGCGGATCGCCATGGTGGCCAAGCGCAACCTCAAGCGGATCAACAACCCGAACGACCTGATGGCCATGCCGGGCAGCCTGATGGGCTCGCCGGCGCGGTACAACATCTACACCAACCAGCCGAACTGACGTGAAAAGTCCGATACTAGGATCCAGCTATGTGGTCCGCAGCGTCAACGCTGCGGACAACCGCATGGTCAACCTCTACCCCGAGGTGCTGGCCGAGGGCGGGCTGGAGGCGGCGTATCTCCAGCGCGCGCCGGGGCTGCGGTTCATCTCGTCGGTCGGCACCGGCCCGATACAGGGACTGTGGTCGCACAACAGCGTCGGCTACGTCGTGTCGGGGCAGGAGTTCTACTCGATCACCTCCGCAGGCGTCGCCACGCTGGTCGGCACGGTCACGAACACCGGCCCCGTCTCCATGGCAGACAACGGCACGCAACTGTTCATCGCCGCCGACCCGAAAGGCTACATCTACAACTTCAACACGGGCGTACTGGCCGAGATCACCGACGAGGACTTCGCCGGATCCAGCACCGTCGCGTATCTCGACGGGTATTTCGTCTTCTCCGAGCCCAACTCGCAGCGCATTTGGGTCACCACCCTGTTCGACGGTGCGACGGTGGACCCGCTGGACTTCGCCAGTGCCGAGGGCGCGCCCGACAACGTCGTCGGTCTGGTGGCCAACCACCGCGAGGTGTGGGTGTTCGGCGTCAACTCGACCGAGGTCTGGTACAATGCGGGCGACGCCGACTTCCCCTTGGCGCGCATCCAGGGCGCCTACAACGAGGTCGGCTGCGTCGCCCCCAACTCCATCGCCAAGCTGGACAACTCGATCGCGTGGCTGGGGCAGGACGCACGGGGGCGGGGGATCGTCTACCGCGCCAACGGCTACGCGGCGCAGCGCATCTCCACCCACGCCGTCGAGTTCGCCATCCAGAGCTACGCCGACATGACGGACGCGGTGGCCTACTCCTATCAGCAGGACGGCCACGAGTTCTACGTCCTCAACTTCCCGCTGGCCAACACGACGTGGGTGTTCGATGCCGCGACGAGCGCATGGCACGAGCGCAGGGGGCTGCTCAACGGGGTGTTCACCCGCCATCGGTCCAACTGCTTCGTCAACTTCCAAGGCGCGCTGATCGTCGGCGACTACGAGAACGGCAACCTGTACGCACTGGATCTGGACACCTTCGACGACAACGGCGAAGCGCAGAAGTGGCTGCGCCGCTGGCGCGCGCTGCCGACCGGCCAGAACGACTTCAAGCGCACGGCGCAGCACTCGCTCCAACTGATCTGCGAGACCGGCGTCGGGCTGGAGGGCCACGCCTTCGACGAGCCGCTACTCACGGAGGACGGCGTGATGCTGTACGTCGAGGACGGCGTCCCGCTGATGCTCGGCTACGAGATCACCGAGGGAGCCGACCCGCAGGTGATGATGCGCTGGTCCGATGACGGCGGCCACACATGGTCGTCCGAGCACTGGCGCTCCATGGGCCTGATCGGCACGTCGCAGACGCGCGTCATCTGGCGCAGGCTGGGGATGACCAACAAGCTGCGCGACCGCGTCTATGAGGTGTCCGGCACTGCCCCGGTCAAGGTGGCGATCATGGGGGCCGAACTGCTGCTGAACGGCACCAATGGCTGACGTCACCTCCATCCCCGCCGCCCGCGTGCCGCTGCTGGAGCCCGGCTCGCAGGTCATGTCGCGGGAGTGGTATCGCTGGTTTAACAACCTGTTCGGCCAAGCGGGCAGCGGCACTACCGCCATCACCCTCAGCGACCTCGCCCTCGCGCCGTTCAGCGACGCCGAGACCGAGGCGACGATGGACCTGATCCGCGCCGACGTGCAGGGTCTGGCGCTCGCGCCGCCGCGGGTCGTCACGCAGCCGCGCTACGCCAGCTACGCCAACACCGCCGCGCAGACCCTGGCGGGGGCGAACACGGCCACCGTCGTCACCTTCGACACCACCGTGCAATCGGCGGGCGTCGGGCTGGCCTCCTCGTCGCAGGTCAAGCCGGGGCAGGCGGGCACCTATCTGGTGTCCTACGGCGTGCAGATCGACAAGACGGCGGGCGGCGACAGCCTGCTGTGGCTATGGCTGCGCAAGAACGGCACCGATCTGGCCAACACCGCGCGCCAGTGGCGCGTCAAGGGCAGCGACGGCGAGGCCGGGCACACGCTCACGATGACCGTGCAACTGGCGCAGACGGACTACCTTCAAGCCATGTGGGCTTCTGACAGCACCAATGTTACTCTCGCCGCCGTGGCGGCCACCGCCTTCTCGCCCGCCGGGCCGTCGGCGCTTCTGAGCATCACGCAGGTTAACCCATGACCATCTTCCTCTCCCCCCTCGCCGGCGCGGGCACACAGTTCCTCGACAACTCCGGTGATCCGCTGACCGCCGGGCTGCTCTACACCTACGCCGCAGGCACCTCGACGCTGGAGACCACCTACACGGACGCCGGTGGGGCCACGCCGAACAGCAACCCGATCGTGCTGGACGCCGCCGGGCGACTGGAGAGCGAGGTGTGGCTGACCGGCGGCGTCGCCTACAAGTTCGTCCTCAAGGACGCCGACGCCGCGACGCTGGGCACCTACGACGACATCTACGGCATCAACGACATCAGCTCGACCGGCGTCGCATGGGCGGACGTGACCGCCACCCCGACCACGCTGGCGGGCTACGGCATCGCCGACAGCATCACCGCCGCCGTTGCTGCCGCGACCTACGCCCCGATCAACGACGCGGCGCTGACCGGCACGACGACCATCGAGGACGCCGACGCCACCAGCTATACGGCGGGCTATCTGGACGTGCCGCAGGCGCTCAAGACGGCGGCCTATGAACTGACGCTGGCCGACCGGGGCAAGTCGGTGGTGATGAACGGCACGTCGCTGACCCTGACGATCCCGGCCAACGCGGCCACGGCGTTCCCTGTCGGCACGGCCATCGCCATCATCAACCTGAACGCCACCTCCCTGACCGTCGCCATCACGACCGACACGCTGACGCTGGTCGACAGCACGACGACCGGCTCGCGCACCATGTCGCAGAACTCGATGGCCACCTTGGTCAAGGTCAGCGCGACGTCGTGGCTCATCGGCGGGCTGGGTGTGACCTGATGAGCGGCGTCATGGCAGTCATGGTCGGCTTGAGCGTCCTGTCAGAGCCGAACCTCGTCACCTTCGACTTCTCGTCGGGGTCAGGGACGGTCACCGTCCCTGTCGGCGCGACCGACCTCGTCATCGAGACGTGGGGCGGCGGCGGCGGCGGCGGGCGGGGCGACGACGCTGTCGGCGAGGGCGGGGGCGGGGGCGCGGGCGGGTACAGCAAGAAGACGCTGGCGCTGTCCGGCGACGACGGCAAGACCATCATGTACGCCGTCGGCGTTGGGGGCCAGGGATCCAACACCGCCGACCCCGGCAACACAGGGGGCACCTCAACGGCGTCGAGCGGCACCTACATCCTCACCTCGCTGATCTCGCTCGGCGGGGGCGGGGGCCTGTCGGACGGTACGGCCACGCAAGGCGCGGGCGGCACGTCCTCGGGCGGCGACACCAACACCACAGGCGCGGGCAGCGCGCCGTTCTCTCTGGCCGGCGCAGCCGCGACGGCGGGCGACGGAGGGTTGCTCGGCGGGGCGGGCGGCGACGGCGCGCCCCCAACCTTCGGCGGCGCGCGGGGTGACCGTGGCTCGGTTGGCCGCGTCCGCTTCGTCTTCACGATATAGGAGGGCCAGATGGCCGTTTACGTTCGCGTCCTGATCCCCAGCAAGACCGCCGAGAACTCGCAGACCACGCAGTACACCTCGACGGCGGTGACCACGATCATCGACAAGTTCACCGTCACCAACTACGGCGCGTCGGCGGCAACGCTGTCGGTCAACCTCGTGGCGGCGCTGGACAACCCGGGCAATACCAATCTGGTCGTTAACGCGGTCAGCATCCAGCCGGGGCAGACCTATCTGCTCCCGGAGGTCATTGGGCACGTCTTGGTGTCGGGCGGGACGATCTCGACGCTGGCCAGCGCGGCGTCGACGCTCAACATCCGCGCCAGCGGGAGGCAGATCTCGTGATAGAGGCGGCGCTGCACGACCACTATGAGCAGTCGCTGGGCCTGCCCCAACCCGCTGTCGACTGGCTGCTGGACCTGTGGCGGGTGATCCAGGCGTTCGATGACGTGCATGACGGCGACCCGGTCGGAGCTGTCATGCCCCCGCTGTGGGCCGCGCTGGTGTCCATGCCCGGCAACCCCTTCTACCTGTCCAACGCCGCTGCGTTGCAGCCCGCGCTGGCCACCGCCATCCTGAAATGGCACGCGGCCAACGTCGCCGAGGACGACGGCAAGGCCGACGAGCGGTCGTTCATGTGGCGCGCGGCCTACTACGACGTGGTGCTGCTGGTCGTCCTGCTGTGCCATGGGCAGGCCGAAGCTCAGCGGCTGGCCCCCGTCGTGATGATGATGTACGGTGAGCCGTTCGCGGCCTATCGAGAGGAGTTCCCCTGTGCCTAACCCCTTGATCGCCGTCGCCGGCGCGAGCGCAGGTAGCTCCATCATCGGCGGGGCCATGCAGGGCCGCGCGGCCACGAAAGCGGCCAACGCGCAGGTCGCGTCCGCTGCGGAGGCGTCGCGTCTCCAGAGGGAGATGTTCGACGAACAGGTCCGGCTGCAAGAGCCGTTCCGGCAAGGCGGCATCACCGGCCAGAACCGGATGATGGAGTTGATGGGTATTGGCGGCAACGCCGGGGCGGCTGACTACGGTCGCTATGGCCGCGACTTCTCGATGAACGACTTTCAGGCCGACCCCGGCTACGCCTTCCGGCTGGCTGAGGGCAACAAGGCGCTGGAGCGGTCGGCAGCGGCGCGCGGCATGGTCCTGTCGGGGTCCATGTTCAAAGGGCTGCAACGCTACGGGCAGGACATGGGGGCGCAGGAGTACCAAAACGCCTTCAATCGGTATCAGGTCAACCGCACCAACCAGTTGAACCCGCTGCAAAGCCTCATGGGGGCAGGCCAGACCGCCGCGAACACACTGTCGGGCGCCGCGGGTCAACTCGGGGGCCAGCTCGGCGAGAACGCTATCGGAGCGGGCAACGCCCGTGCCTCCGGCTACATCGGCTCGGCCAACGCCTACACCCAAGCACTCCAGGGGGTGAACAAGGCCTTCGGCGGCTACATGGGTGGACGCTAATGCCTGTCGACGCGCGCATCGCCCTCGCGGGCATCCAACCGGACTTCGACGGCGTCGGAGCCTACCAGTCTGCGCGGGCGAACCAGCAGACCTACCGCACGAACCAGATGGCGCAGCAGGCGGCGCAGGAGACGGCTGCGCGCAACGCCATGGCCCGTCAGCGCGCGGCGGGGGTCGATCCGGCCAACCGCCCGCAGGTCAATGCGTTCGTGCGAGAGGTCGGCGCGGACGTCGCCGCCCCCTATCTGGAGGCGTGGAACAACGTCGGAAGCATGTTCCGGGCCGACGCCGCAGAGGCGCGCGCGCAGGGCGAGTTCGGGATCAAGGAAGACGAAGCGGCGATGACGGAGCTTCGCACGGTCGTCGGACGGGTGTGGGCCAACCCGGACGACGCGAGCCTCGCCGACGCCGCGCAGCGGTATCCGCAGTTCGCTGCCGACATCAGTCGCATCGCGGCGCTTCCCGACCCCGCCGCGCGACAGAGCGCGCTCGCGACCATGGTCGCCGCGCTGCCGGGCGGCTCCGAGTTCCTCAACTCGGTCACGCAGCAGTACGACGAGATCGACCTCGGTGGATCCATCCGCCGCACGCCCAAGCGGCCCTACCTGCCGGGCGGCACGCAGACGCTCGCCACCACCCCCGACCCTCGCGCGCCGCAGTACCTGAACACGGCGAACGGCATCTACGCCGGCACGCCGGGCGGCCCCGCCACCCCCGTCACGGGGCCGGACGGCAACATCTTGCAGCCGTACGACAGCTCACCGCCCGCGCCAGCCGCGAACGCCGACGGCACGCAGGCCGCGTCGGCGGAGACGCTGCGCGACGTGCTGCGTCAACTCGACGCCAACTTCGAGACGCTGTACCAAAACGGCTTCATGCGCGGCAGCGGTATCAGCCCGGTCGGGAACGTCGCGCAGTTCGTCGGTGACGCCATCCCCGGCGTGCGCGGCGCGCGCCTGGCGACCAACTCCGCCGCCGACACGGCGTCGGGGAACGTCGAGGCCCTGCTGTCGACCGCGATCAGCACCCTGTCGGCGCTCTACGGGACGAGCTCCCGCGTGATGGACGCCGTCAAGGAGATGGAGAACGCCCGGTCGACCTTCGGCGGGCAGAACCTGACGATCGAGGCGGCCCGGAACATGGTCGCCACCGCCCTGCGCCGGGTGGACGAACTGGAGGCGTCCCGCTCCGGCGGAGGCTCTGGGGGAGGCGACAGCCGCGCGGCGCTGGAGGCCGAGGCCCGTCGGCGAGGACTGATCCAATGAGGCAAGACCCGGCGGCGATGTCCGACGAGGCCCTGATGGCCGCGCTGGGCCGCCCGGCGCGCGCCACCCCGCCCCTGGCGGCACCGCAGGCCATGTCCGACGACGAACTGCTGGCCGCGCTGGGCCGCCCGGCCCGCGCCGCGCCGCGCGGCGGCGGGCGTCAGCCCGCGCCTGCGCGTCAGCCTGTCGTGCGGGATGAGGGTGAGTACAGTGACGCGTTGACGCTGGAGGAGCGCGTCGCGGCCATTATGGGTCAAGGCTACGGCGCTGACGCGGCTCTGCGTCTGGCGAAGGAGCAGATGGCGTATGACGACGCAGCGATGGCGGCGTCCGCCAATCCTCGCCGCGCGGGCCCTGAGAGCGGCGCGATCATTGCCGAGGAGGCCCCGCTCGACTCGCCGAACCGGCAAGGCGGTCCCTTCGCGCAGGTCGGTGCCGCCGTAGCCGACGCCTACCGGCGGACCCCGGTCGGTCGGCAAATGATGGCCGCCGGGGGCGGTCTGGCGCGCGGTGTGCAGCGTGTGGCGGGCGGGGCCTACGGGCTGCTCGGCCAAGCGGCAGACCGGCTGGGGCTGGACGACATCGGCAACGCCATGATCAACCAGGCGGACGCCTATCAGGCCCGCGCCAACGAGATGAACGCCCCGAACCGCGCGGCCAACGTGCTGCTCAACCAGACGGGGCAGGTGGCGGGCGAGATCGCCGCGACCGCGCCTGTCGGCATGGGCACCGGCATGGCTATCCGCGGCGGCGGACGGGCGCTCGCCAACGTCGCCCCCCGCGTCGGTCGGGTCGTGGAGCGCGTCGGCGAGGCGACCATGGCTGGCGGCTTCCTGCCGTCCGCCGTCCGGCCTCCGGCGGCGGGTGCAGCACCTATCCTTCTTGACCGGCTAGGTAATGTCGCCCTGCGCGGCACTGGCGGCGCCATCTCGGGCGGTGCGCAGACGGCGGTGCTCAGTGAGGAGGATGCTGGGTGGGGCGCGGGTATCGGCGCACTGCTGCCGACGCTCGCGGCGCGACCCGCCAAGTACGCACTCAACAAGGTGCTGGAGGGCTGGCAGTTGATAGCCGGCGAACTTGGCGCGACGCGCGCGTCGGAGATCGTGCGGCGGTCGCTCGGCGTCGACTACGACGCGGCTGTCGCCGCGCTGCGGAACGCCGCGCCTGACGTCACGGCGCAGCAGGCCCTGGTCGACGCTGGCGTCGAGCCGTCCGCCTTCATGGGCGTCGGCGCTGCCGTGCGCGGCGCGGAGCCGGACGCCTTCATGGCGATCGAGGCGCGGCAGGCCGCTGCACGCCAAGCGCCGATCGACCGGCTGGCCGGCGGCGAGAACCTGACCGCCGCCCAACTGTCAGCGCGGGGCGAGAAGGCCGCGCTGCGCGCCGCCACCGTCCCGATGCAGCAGGCCGAACTGGCTGCCGCCGACGCCTCTGGCGCTCTGGACGTGGCCCCGGTGACCGCGGCACTGATGCAGCAGGCGGACGCCCCCGGCGTCGGCACCACCAACAGCCGGGTGCTGGCCGAGATCGCCAGTGCTCTGGACGCGCTGGCCGCGCGCCGGGGCGGAGTGGCGTCGGCTGACGACCTGTACGCCTTCCGCAAGGACGACCTCGACGACATCATCTCCCGCTCCCTCAGCGGCCAGCGCGGTGGTGACATCACCAGTCAGGCCGCGCGCCGCAGCGAACTGGTGCGCTCGGCGCAGCAGATGCTGGACGACGCCATCGAGGCGGCAGGCGGCACGGGCTGGCGGCAGTACCTCGACACCTACGCCAGCGGCATGCGCAGCGTCGAGCGCCAGAATATGATGGGCGTGGCCGGCGGTCTGCTGCGCGAGAACCCTAACGCCTTCGCCCGTCTGGCCGAGGGCAACGCCCCCGACACCGTCTCGGGCGTGTTCGGCGGCAACCGCATCGACCTGGCCAACCAGATGAACCCCACGGGCGTCGGGCCGTCGGGCATGGACGCCCTGACCGACGCCGCGCGCCAGATCCGGCGGGACGAGCGCATCGGCGTCCTCGCCGGCGAAGGACGCGGGCTGGCGCGTGAACTGCTCGCGCCGGATCGCCAGCGGTTCGGGCGCACGCGCAACCTTCTCTCTGTGGCCAGCCCCGCCCGCGCCGCGGCGCTGGAGTTCGCCTCCATGCTGGTCGACGCCAAGGTCGCTCCGCAGGTGCGCAGGGCGTTGGCTACGGCCTATCAGTCCGGCGCGAACATGGATCAACTGTTGGCCATGGTGCCTCTGGCGACGCGGGCGCAGATGCAGCGTAACATGATGAACCCGGCGTTCTGGTCACACCTGACCGGCGTCGGGGCCAACGCGATGGCCACGCCGGAGTAGCTCGCGCCGCTCCCGGGTGGTGCGCAGCTTGCACAGCCGCATGTGCAGCCGGGTCAGGTACGAGGCGCGCGGCTCATTTCGCCGGGCCTCCACCGCGATCGCCTCGCGCAAGTCGTCCTCGCTCATCGTCGACAGGCGCGACAGCAGGTCAGTCCATTCGGTCATGCGGCTAACTCCTCTGTAGCCAGTTCGGACAGCGACCGCTTGTCGTGCAGCGACTGCCAGATACGTTCGTCGATCGTCTTGTCGGTCATCATCACATAGCACCACACCGGGTGCTTCTGCCCGCTGCGGTGCAGCCGTCCGACCGTCTGCTCGAACAGCTCCAGCGACCACGGCAGGGAGACGAACACGATGTGCGACCCGCCGTACTGGAGGTTCAACCCATGTCCAGCAGATTTCGGGTGGACCAGCAGCATCTCGATCTGCCCGGCGTTCCACCGCTCGATGGCGTTGGCGTCGTCCAGCGTCTGCGCCTGCGGGTAGCGCCGCTTCAACTCGGCCAGTTCCTCGCGGTAGTTATAGACCACCAGGGTGTTGGCCCTCTGGTTTCCCTCCAGCACCTCGTCCAGACGGTCGAAGCGGTGCGACGAGAACCATACAGGCTCCGGGCTATAGGCCCATCCGCCGGCGAGCTGCTGGAGCTTGCTGGTCATCGCCGCTGCGGTCAGGGCCGTGACCATCTCGCCGCCGACCTGCGCGACGTAGTCCCGCTTCATCTTGTTGTACACGGTCATGTCCATGGTCGAGCGCACCTCGACGACGTGCAGCGGCGGCAGGGTGTCGGAATACTCCCCCGGCTCCAGCACGAAGGTGGCGGGCTTGATCTTGGCCATGATCCCCGCCAGGGCGCTCGGGCGGGCGACCCACTGGCCGAACTCCCGGCTGATGGGGATGAACCACGTCTGGAGGAACGCCCCCTTGGATCGGCCCAGCAGCGTCTCGTCGATCACCTTGCACTGGCCGAACACGTCCTCCAGCCCGTTCGAGGTGAACGACCCGGTCAGACCCCAGCGGAAGCGCAAAGGGGCGAGCAGCTTGAACAACGCCTTGAAGCGTGCGCCGGACGGGTTCTTGAGCCGGGTCAGTTCGTCGAACACCACCCCGTCGAAGCCGTCCAGCGACGGCAGGGTCTGGATCGTGTCGTAGTTGGCGACGACCACGTCAGCTCCAGACGCGAACGCCGCTGCCCGCTGCGCCGGCGTACCGACGGCCACGGCGATCGACAGCCCCGGCGCCCACTTGGCCGCCTCGACTGGCCACACGTCGGTGCAGACCCGGCGCGGGGCCAGCACCAGCCAGCGACGGGCGACGCCGTCCCTGACCATGGCGTGCATGGCCGTGAGAGTAATGGCCGTCTTGCCCGCCCCGACCGCGGCGAGGATCATGGCGCGGTCGGTGGCGAACAGGAAGTCCGCGGCCTCGTCCTGATAGGGCCTCAGACGCATGACATCACCGCTTCTACGAAGGCTTGGGCTTGCGGCGCGACAATGGCGTTACCATAACCGCGCAGTCGTCCCACGCGGGCGGTAGCCCCATGAGCCAGCGGGAATGTGCCGGGTTCAACTGGCCGCCACTTTCCATCCCGGCATCCGAGCCAGTCAGCATCTCGCCAGAGACCGTTCGTCGGGCCGGGCCGGTCAGCGCCGCCGTCGTGTGCAGCGCCATCCCGCCCTGCCGATTGGTAGAGTTGCCCGCGCCGTTCGTGTCCGTGACCTTGGGCGTCGGCCAGCCTGTGATCGCGCTCGCCATCGACAGGTCCTGCGGCGACCCCTTGCGCTCGATCTCCCGCAGCGAGCCTTCCAGCGTCCGCACGTTCTTCGCGCCGTCCGCTTCGCGGGGTGTCGGCCACGAGGCCAGTTCGACCGTCTTGCGGCTGCTGTCCGTGTTGCCGGCCGGGTTGTTCCCGTTCTGCGCCGGCGTTCCGGCCATCGGTGTCGGCCAGCCCGCGAAGTGAACCTTGCTCCCAAGGCCACAGTCGTTCCCCCGGTACACCCCCGTCGTCTCGGTCAGTCGCTGCTTGCGCGCCCACACCTGCTCGGGCGTCGTCCCCGGCTCCATGGCGCAGGGGCTGGGCCAGCCCGCTGCCCATGCCTGATAGTCCAGCAGGTCGTTGCGCAGCTTCCCATCCTTGCGAACCCACGAGTTCGTCAGGTCTGCGCCGCCCGACTTCCAGTCTCGCGTCGTCGGCGTGGCCCACGGTCGTTCCGACCCACCACAGCCGCTGTCGGATGTGCGGCGCGCCGAAGCCCGCAGCGCAGGTATCGACCGCCCCGACGGCGTAGCCCGCTCCTTCCAGGTCAGCGTGTACAAGGTCGAGCCAAGCGAGGCCGTCCTTACTTGCAACCTGCTCGCCAAGGACGACGTCAGGGCGGCACTCCGCGATGAGACGGAAGAAGTCGGGCCAGAGGTGACGGGCGTCGTCGAAGCCGCCGCCCTTACCGGCGGCGCTGAACGGCTGACATGGACACGAGCCGGTCCAAACCGGACGCTCGTCACTCCACCCGGCGCGGCGCAGGGCGTGGCTCCAGACGCCGATCCCGGCGAAGAAGTGGTGCTGGTCATATCCTTGAAGGTCATCGGCGCTCACGTCCTTGATGCTGCGCTCGTCCACGTCGCCCGGGGCGATGTGTCCGGCCTTGATAAGCTCGCGCAGCCACGCCGCCGCGAACGGGTCGAACTCGTTGTAGTAGGCGCTCATTGCTGCCAACTGAACTGGCGCGGCGGCGACGGGCTGCGGATCACGACGTAGTCAGGGTTGACGACGAATGGTCGGTCGCGCCGCTTGCGGGTCAGTTTCATCCGGTCCATGACCGCGATCACCTCGTCGTAGGGCTTGTCCATCGTCAGCGCGATCAGCGTCGGCGTCATGCCGCGCAGCCGCAGCTTCACGAGCATCCGCTCCTGGTATCCAGTCCACTCAGCCATTCTGTGATTTCCTCCCTCGATGATAAGCACACATAGTTCTGCCCCATCCGCCCCATGAGGGCGGCGAAGACGTGTTGGAGCGGCGCCAGCCGTCCGCCGGGGCGTTTCAGTTCCACGAACCAGACCGCGCCTCCACGGAAGCACACGATCCGGTCGCTGACGCCGCGATGGCTGGGGCTGACGAACTTGAAGGCGACGCCGCCCGCTTGGGCGACGGCCTTCCTGAAATATGCCTCGACATCTCTTTCCAACATGCCCCAACCCTACGCATCAAAATCAGGTATTGCAACAGGGAATGATGCGTGTATGGTCAAGGCAACAAGGGAGACAGACACATGAAACACTCAACGATCGTCGGCGGCTCGACCGCTGCCCGCGTCATCAACTGCCCCGGCTCGGTGGCCCTGGTGGCCACCATGCCCCCGCAGGAGGGTTCGTCCTACGCCAACGAGGGCAGCCTGCTGCACGAGGCCATCGCCGTCGTCATGGATACCGCCTGCCCGGCGGGCGACATGCTCGGCTTCGAGGCCCACGGCCTGACGCTGACGCAGGAGCTTCTGGACAGCAAACTGCGTCCGGCCCTGGCGCTGCTGGCCGAGTACGACCCCAAGGCGGCGATGGAGTTCACGGTCGAGGAGACCGTCGACTACGGCGACCTGATGCCCGGCGTGTTCGGCTCGTCCGACATCGTCGGTCGGCTGGACGGCAGGGCCGTGATCCTGGACTGGAAGTTCGGCGACGGCGTCATGGTCGAGGCGGAGGAGAACATGCAGCTCATGTTCTACGCCGCCGCCGCCATGCGCACACCGTCCTGCCAGTGGGCGTTCGAGGGCGTCACCGAGGTCGAGTGCGTCATCATCCAACCGCCGTTCCTCAAGACGTGGACGACCACGACCGAGCGCATCGCCGCTTTCGAGCGCCAACTGGTCCGGGCCGTCAACACCTCCAAGCTGCCCGCCGCCCCGATCGCCGGCGGCGACTGGTGCAAGTGGTGCGCCGCCAAGCCGGTCTGCCCGATCAAGACCGGCCAGATCGACCGGATGAAGCGGGCCGCGCTGGAAGGCATCGACGCGAACAAGCTGGCGCAGTACCTTGCCGTGGCCGACGACGTCGAGGACTTCATCAAGTCCTGCCGGGCGCTGGCGCACACCATGCTGGAGAACGACACGCCCGTGCCCGGCTACAAGCTGGTCGCCAAGCGGGCAACGAGACACTGGTCCAACCCTCAGACCGCGCTCGCGGACCTGATCGGCATGGGCCTGACAGAGACTGACGTGACCAAGACCGAACTGCTGTCGGTGGCGCAGGCCGAGAAGGTGCTCAAGAAGCACAAGCTCGAACTGCCCTCCGACATGGTGGTCGCGGTCTCGTCGGGATCCACCCTCGCGGTGGAAACGGACCCCCGCCCCGCGGTGGTTCAAATCGGGCGTCAACTTTCTGCCGCCCTCAGCAAGCTCAACTAGGACAGACAACGATGACAAATGCACTGACCACCTTCGCCGGCGCGGGCCTCCCGTCCGTCGCCGAACTGACCTCGGCCCTGCGTGGGGTCGCCACCGCTGCGGGCGGCGCTGACGGCGTCATCCTCAAGATGGACAAGACCGGCCACTGGGTCTTCGGCTCCGACCAGACCGAGATCGAGCCGGACAGCAAATGGGCCGTCAATCCGTTCTCCTTCGTCCACGGCTTCATCGCCTGGGGCGACGGCGAGCCGCTCGGCGAGCACATGGGGCCGGTCACCCACCCCCTGCCCGAGACCGGGCCTGCGCCTGACGGCGCGCGCAAGGGCTGGGAAGTGCAGCTCGGCTGCGCGTTGAAGTGCGTCTCCGGCGAGGACAACGGCCTCGGCGTGCGCTACTCCGTCACGTCGCACGGGGGCAAGAAGGCCCTGACGGCGCTCGGCCTGGCCATCGCGGCGCAGGTCGAGAAGGACCCGACCAAGCCGGTGCCGCTGGTGCTGCTCAAGAAGGAGCACTACCAGCACAAGTCCTATGGCCGCATCTTCACCCCGGTCTTCGACATCGTCGACTGGGTGGCTATGGACAAAGACCCGGAAGTCGACGAGACTGCGGCTGCCGACGAGTCGGCTCCCCCCACTCGTCGCCGCCGCGCCGCCGCGTAAGAGGCGCGCGCCAAAGCGGGCGCTGGTTCGTTCCCTCGGCCAGCGCCCGCCGTAGCGGCCAATACCATGCAGATATTATGGGGTGACACGGAAACGCGGAGCGTGTGCGACTTGCCGACCAAAGGCTCGTACAACTACGCGCAACATCCGACGACAAAACTGCGCCTGTTCAACTGGGCCTTCGACGATGACGAGGTCGAGGAATGGTGGCCCGGCTGCGGACGACCGTTCCCGGAGAGCGTCAAGGAGCATATCCGCAAGGGCGGTCAGATGCGTTTCCATAACGCTGCGTTTGATCGTCTGATATTCGAGTTCGTCGTTTGCGTCGATTACGACGTTCCCATCCCTGCGCTGGAGCAATGGTATTGCACCGCGGCGCAGTCCCGCGCCAACTGCGCGCCCGGTAGCCTGGAAGACGCAGGGCGGTTCGCCGGCGCGACCATGCGCAAGGATCACAGAGGCAAGCAGCTCATCCGGCTGCTCTGCATCCCTCGCGCCGACGGCACCTTCAACGACGACCCGGCGCTGTTCAACGAGTTCCGTGCGTATGGAAAGCAAGATGTCCGCGCGATGCGCGCGATCTCGCAGGCCATGCGTCCGCTGTCCGCCGACGAACTGGCCGACTACCACGTCAACGAACGCATCAACGACCACGGCGTGCTGGTCGACGTGCCGCTGGCCAAGGCCGCGATCCGCTACTCCGCCGCCGAGACGATCGAACTGGAGAAGCTGGTCGTCGAGGTCAGCGAGGGCGCCGTGACGTCGATCCGCAGCCCCCGGATGCGCCAGTGGGTGTGGGACCGCGTCGGGCCGCAGGCCCGTGGCCTGATGACCGTGCTCAAGGACGGCGAGCACAAGCGGTCGATCGACAAGAACGTCCGCGCCTCGCTGCTGGTGCTGGCCGAGGAGAACCCCGACGAGGTGCCCCCGGTCGTGGCCGACGTCATCCAGTGCGCCGACGACCTGTGGGCGTCCAGCGTGGCCAAGTTCGCCCGCATGGCGGACCTGGCCGACGACGAGGACCACCGGGTGCGCGGCGCGTTCGTGTTCGCGGGCGGGGCGGCGACAGGCCGGGCCTCCAGCTACGGCCTCCAGGTCCACAACTTCGCTCGCAAGACGGCCAAGGATCCCGAGGCCGTGCGGCTGTCGATGACACGCCACCACGACATCGTGCCGGTCCACGGCAAGCGGGTGACCGACGTCCTCAAGGGGATGCTGCGCCCGGCGCTGATCCCCGAGCCCGGCAAGCAAATGGTCATCGCCGACTGGTCCGCCATCGAGGGGCGGGTGAACCCGTGGCTGTCCAACTGCCCCGCCGGCGAGGCCAAGCTGGACCTGTTCCGCAATGGTCTGGACGCGTACATCGTAAATGCCACGGCCACATTCGGTGGCAATTACGCCGACCTCCTTGCAGGCTATGAGGCCGAGGACGGCGCGGCGGTCAGCCAGCGACAGGTCGGCAAGGTGCAGGAGCTGGCCTGCGGGTTCGGCGGGGCGGTCGGGGCGTTCAACGCCATGGGCCGCATCTACGGCGTCGTCATGCCCGAGGCGCAGTCGCGCCGCATGGTCGAGGCGTGGCGCAAGGCGAACCCGTGGGCGCAGCACCAGTGGTCGGGGCTGGAGCGGGCCTACTACGCCGCCATGCGCAACAAGGGCTGTGAGATCACCGCCGGGCGGATCACCTACCTGTATGACGGGCGGCACCTCTGGTACGCCCTGCCCTCTGGCCGGGTGCTGTGCTACCCGCACGCCCGCTTCGAGAAGGACGGCATCACCTACGCCAAGGCGGCGTGGAAGCCCGCGCAGGAGGCTGAGGAGTGGCCGCGCGCCCGTCTCTGGCACGGGCTGGCCTGCGAGAACATCACCCAGGCCGTCGCCAACGACCTGCTGCGTGACGCGCTGCGCCGCCTTGACGCCGCCGGGCAGAGGGTCATTCTGCACATCCATGACGAAATTGTGCTGGAAGCCGACGACGCAGAGGCTGCCGCCGCGCAGCTTGAGGCCGTGATGGCGACGCCCCCCGCGTGGGCGGCGGGGTTGCCGTTGGCGGCAGAGGTGAAGATCAGAGGGAGATACGGGAAATGAAAGACTTCATATCGTTCATCGCAGGGCTGGCGCCCGAGGGCGAGACCGCGCTGGCCGGCTACCAGAAGCCGGTGCGCAGGAACGGCGAGGCCGTGCTGCACGCCGACGGGACGCCGAAGTACACATGGCCGCCTTTCCTGCCGACCCGTCCGATCAAGCCCGGCTCGGCGGTCTATATGAACACCGGCTCGTTCATCCTCGACCGCCTCGGCGACAACATCAGCGCCGGTCAGGCCAACTGCGAGTTCGTCCTGTGCATGATGCTGGATGACATCGGCACCAAGGCGGCGACCCCGCCGCTGGACCCGACGTGGATCATGGAGACCTCCGAGGGCTCGTTCCAGTGGGGCTACGTCTTCTCCGAGCAGCCATCCAAGGGCGAGTTCACCGCCGCGATCAAGGCCATTGCAGCCGCAGGCTACACCGACCCCGGCGCTACCAACGCCGTGCGCTGGTTCCGCATCCCCGGCTCGGTCAACCTCAAGCCCGACCGCGACGGGTTCGCCGCCCGGCTGGTCGAGTTCCACCCCGAGCGGGCGTTCACCCTGGAGGGGATCTGCGAGGCGCTGGAGGTGACGCCCGCCGCCGCCGACACCGCCACCCGTCAGTCGCTGAGGATAGAGGACACGGGCGACGACACCGTGCTGGCGTGGCTGTCCGAGCAGGGCATGGTCCTGTCCCGCACCAACGCCCAGGGCTGGCTGTCGATCGTCTGCCCGAACAAGGCGCAGCACTCCGACGGTACGATCGAGGCGCGCTACAAGCCGCTGGAGCGGTCGTTCTGCTGCTATCATGGCCACTGCGAGGACATGAACTCGACGACCTTCCTTGAGTGGGTCAGCGCCAACGGCGGTCCCATGGCCAAGCCCGGCCTGCGTGACGACCTGCTGGCGCAGCACATGGCCCGGATGCAGGAGGCGATCGCCGGGCCGTCGACCTTCTTCAAAGAGGACGCCACCGACGTCATCGCCGACGTCGAGCGGCGCGAGCTAGGGCGGCTGGAGAAGTCCGGCTGGTACAAACGCTTCGCCTATGTCGAGCAGGACGACAGCTTCTTTGACCTGGTGGACCGCCGCGAGGTGTCGCGTCGGGCATTCAACGCCCTGTACCGGCACCTGAAATGCGTCAGCGTCCATGGGGGCAGGAGGATAGAGGCGTCGGTGTCGTTCGATGAGAACCGCACGGCCATGGGCGCGCCGACCGTGGCGGGGATCACCTACGCCGCGGGCGAGGGTGCCGTGGTGGCGTTCGGCGGCTACGCCAGGGGCAACAAGTGGGTCGACGCCCGGCCAGAACTCAAGCCCGGCGGCGACCCGACGCCGTGGCTGGACCACTGTCGGCGCATGGTGCCCGACGAGGCGCTGCTCAACCACATCTGGGATGTGATGGCGTTCAAGTACCAGCACCCCGAGATCAAGGTGAACCACGCAATCCTGCACGGCGGCGACGAGGGCTGCGGCAAGGACAGCATGTGGGCGCCGTTCATGTGGTCGATCTGCGGCCCGCACATGCGCAACCGCGGCATGGTCGACAACGACAGCCTGTCAGCGGCGTTCGGCTATCACCTGGAGAGCGAGATCCTGCTGCTGAACGAGCTGCGTGAGCCCGACGCGGGTGCGCGGCGGGCGTTGGCGAACCGGCTCAAGCCGATCATCGCCGCTCCGCCCGAGACCCTGCCGGTGAACCGCAAGCATTTCCACCCCTACGACATGGCCAACCGGCTGTTCGTCCTCGCCTTCTCCAACGACCCGGTGCCGATCAGCCTGTCCTCGCAGGACCGCCGCTGGTGCTGCGTCTGGTCGCATGCCCCGCGCATGACGCCCGAGGAGGGCGCGGCGCTGTGGTCGTGGTTCCGTGAGGGCGGATTGCACGCGGCGGGCTCGTGGCTCAAGGCGCGCGACGTGCGGGCGTTCAATCCCGGTGCCGCGCCGCCGTGGACCGACTTCAAGGCGACCCTGGTCGAGCAAGGCATGTCGATGGCCGAGGCCATCCTGCTGGACGAGATCCGCGAGCGTCGGGGGACGTTCGCCAGGGGCGTGATCTGCTCGCCGTTGCACAAGGTGTGTGATCTGGAGAGCCAGCGCCTCAACAATTCGCTCAACGTCCCGGTCAAGATCCCGGTGGTGGCCCTGCTGCACGCGCTCAAGGAGGCCGGGTGGGCGGACCTGGGGTGGGTCAGCTCGCGCGGCGCGACGTCCAAGAAGCAGGTGATCGCCGCGCCCGACCTTGTCGATCGGCTCAGCCGCAGCGCGCTGCGCCGGCTGGCCGAGACGGGCGTGGACGAGAGCGGGGTGGTGGACCTGGCAGGTGTCAGGGCTTCGGGGTAGTAGCGAGACGGGAGAGGAAGGCGTCTGTGATGTCTTCCAGCGCCTCGGACGGATAATCGACCGTGTGCCAGCGACGCAGCAACCGCACAGCCTCATTCAAATCACGGGTGATCTGTTCTAGGTCGGAGGCGGGGATGAGGGCGCGCTTATTCCATGCCTCCCGGACACGGCGCTTAACGCTCTCGTCGCCTTCGTTGGCCCACCCGTTTTTGTCGGTCTTGCTGGACCGGGCGACCTGACAACCGCATTCGGTGCAATAGGCGGTGAACGTCTTGACGTATCCGCTCCGCTCGTCGGCGTGGTTGGTCAGTCCTAGCCTCGCCTCACCATTACAGAGCGGACAAGGGGCGAAGGCTTCCGCCTCTCCTATCTGTCTGGTAGGGCTGCTCACGGCTCCTTCCTCCCTGATAGAGCGGCACCGCCGATGATGGCGAGCGCGCGTTGGAATTCGTCGGGGTCAACCGGGCACATATCGCCTTGGGTTTGATTGACGATGTTCTCGCTGTAGCGAAGGCGCTCCTCCAGCCTATCCCTCTCCGCTACCACGGTGCGGAGGGCGGCGGCTGCTTCGGGGCCGTCAGGGTTGACGAGCCGTCGTCCCTTTTGGGGGTGGCTGTCTGTTTCGCTTTCGAGCGACAGCAACAGTTCGGCTAGACCCTCATAGTCAGGGGAGGTCATGGTTCACTCCGCTTCGCTTCGTACCCACTGAGCTTGCAGTGGTAGCTTTCAGGATGGCGATGCAGAGGGCCAGCGCGGGGGTCGGCTTCTCGCTTTGCTGGAAACGAGACATTCCGATTGGGCCGCCGTCCGAAACGTAGCACGTCGCCGTCTGGTCTTGATTGACGCGAGCCCCGACCTCCCACCCCGGCAGCACCCTCTCAGCCAGAGCAAGAGCAGCGTCTAGGGATGTGGTGACGGGCGGCTGCTCGTTCCATCCGATAGAGGGGTCGGACGGCCACAAGGCGGCGTGTATCAAAACGTCCAGATGTCCGTTGCCCGCCTCGGCTACCTCCAGCCGTTCCACAAGCTCAGTGGGTACGAAGCCCGTCCTCGGGCGTAGTGAACCCCTACTCATTTCCTCCTCCTACGGCATGAAGGGCTGCGAGAATGGCAGTGGCTTTGGCAAAGGCGATGAATTGCGCCTCTTTTTGCAGGCCGCGCGTGTGAATTGTGTTCGGCACCGGCTCACTGAAAGCCGCTGCGTCAATGATCCTCGCCATCTTCTCCCGCATCCCCTCTGCGTCTTGTACGGGGTGGGGGTGGGCTGCGATGTTTGCGATGTCTTCGCGGAGCCGGTAAAGGTCACTCACGTTCTGGACGGCAAACTCGGCGCAGTCGCAGCTTTCCGCCGCCCTGATCCACGCATCCACCGTCTGCCACGCGGGCGAACCAAGGCCCTCAGCCACAGCCCCTCCGCTCGACGGCCCTTCATTCCCGGAGAGGGGAACGGGGGCGGTCATCAGACAAGCCTCGAAAGCGCATCGGTTGCGTCGGTAAGGGAGGCGATTGCTTCGTCGGCGTCCTCGGACAGCGATGACGCCTCGCTCTCAATGTCGCGGAGTTCGTCGCGCAGATTGGCGAGGGCGACCTTCTTGCGCTCGATTTGCTTCATCAAGGCCGTGATGGTTCGCGCCTTCATGTCCGGTCTCCTGCTGTAGTGTTGGGTTCATTCGCTTCGCTCATACCCGGCGAGACCGTTTCTGCGGGCGGGGTAGCCTTGGTGAGCGCGGCAAACGAGGACGCCTCGGAAGCCCTCTCCTCGGGGGTCAGACAGCGGAGGAAGCGGATTTCGTAGAGGCCCGCCCCGACCTCGACCGAGCGAGGCAGAACGAAGGTCCATTCGATGAACCCCTTGGGCGTGTCCTCCGGCTCGAAGTTCGCGACCGCCGACATGCCTACAACCGGCGGCACAGGGTCTGGGTGGGGGGCTGCAAACTGTCGGGCGATAGCGACCGCGCCGTCGTACATTGAATGCCGTGCGCCGGTCAGCGTTTCAACCTGCTGCTGCATCTCGGCCATAGTGTCGGCAACAATCTTGGCATCCATTGCTGCGTAGTTCACAGACCCTTGGCCTACAGGTGAGGTTTGATTGGTCATTGGGTTTCACTACGTCCTTCGGACTTCGTACCCACCGCTCCAGCTTCACCGGGTGTGGTGGCTTTGAGGATGGAAATGGGCTCCCACCGCTGGCGCTCTACAGGCTCTGTCCAGCGGTGGCGAAACTGACGATGGTTGCCGCACCAGTTGCAGGAGCGTGTGTCGCCGCCTTCCGTCCAGCGCGTCTCGTCGCCGATGAAGTAGTGCGAATGGTCGGCGTCGATGGCGCACCGGCCGATGCGGGCGTAGTCGCTCCAGAAGTCTGGCAGCGGGGTCAGGTCGCTGACGGGGAACATCCAGCACCCCACTTCGGCGCGACCTCCGACAGTCAGGACTCGCCACAGGCGGGAGCCGATGAACGATGGGCCGTCATCAATCCAGCCGAGCCACAGGCGACCGTCTTTGCCGGTGAACACGTCGTTGCCGTGGTTTCGGCTGTTCTTCCGCATCCATCGACGGAGGTTCGGGCTGTAGCGGTCGCCTTCTAGCGCCCATGCCGGAATGTCAGCGACGGTCTTTGCGGTGCCCGGCTGGGTATGAGCCTCATCTTGAGGCGAATGAACCAAAGTCATTTCTCGCTCCTTGATTGGGAGAGGGCGGCACGGGCGACGTCTCCGAAGTCGGTGCTATTGACGCCCCACGGTCCATCGCTCGGGAACTCATGCTCCATCGCGTAGAACTCCAAAGCCTCCCTCATCTCCCCCGCCTGTCTTGCAAGGGAGAGGAGAAGGGCGAGATCAGACTTGTCGGCGCGGACTCTCGGTTCACGGGGATAGCGCGCAAGGATCGCCTCCACCCGTGCAAGGGCTTGTTCAGCTTCGGAGGTCATCACAGCCACCACAGAGCAGAGACGCCAGCAATCACAGCCAGCAGGATAAGGGACCGGGGACGGAGGGTCTCCGCCAGGGCTCGGATCAGCATGGCATCACCGGGATCGCGAAGGCGTCGGGGCGCCGTGTCGGCTGGCGCGGGCGGTAGTCCCGGTGCGCGAGGATCTCAATGCGCTCCAGGATCAACCCGTCATGGCGGCAGGCGTTGTCGCGGACCCATGCGCGGCCCGCGTCCCTGTCGTTGAAGGTGAACAGGACGACGCCGGCGGCGTTGACGGCCTGGTAGTCGGTTCTGATCGTTCTCATTTGCCTAGCTCCTTATATGCGCGGTCGAGCCGGGCGGTGGCGAGGCGGACGCGGTCAAGATGGTCATAACAGAGACCGGGTATGTCGCGCAGGGCCTCGACGTCGCCGATGGCGGCGTGAAGGCGGGACAGGGCGCGCTCGAACCGCTCGCCGCGTGTCATGGGCCAGAAATTGCCGGTCATCACCAGGCTCCGAACCAGATACCGACGCCGTGGATGATGGCGACCGGGAAGAACAGTGCGCCGGCGACAAGGAAACCCCATTCGCCTTGAGACAGGCACACGATGATATGCGTTAGCCATGCGGCGAAGCCGACACCGAAAAACGCGAGCTGCACAAGGCAGCCGAGGTCCTGATCGTCGTTCATCAGACGTCCACCCCTGCCAGGGCCGCGTCATCCACGATCTCGCAGGCCACGCCGAACCAGTCGATCGCATGGCTGCGAACGGTGTCCTGCAAGCAGTCCCAGCAGAGCCACTCGCCGTCCTGGCCGTAGTTGTCGCCTTCGTCAACGATGATGCTGCAAGAGCAGCACTCGCCCGTCGCGGGCATCACGGTGTCCTCATAGTCTAGCATCGGTCGTCTCCCTCTTGTGTGGTGTCCGGTGTAGCGGAAAGCAAACACTGTTGCAAGGCCTTGAGCGTGGCGAGCTGGCCGGCGAGGTGCGCGGTCATGGCGTCGCGTGCGAAGGCGGGCACCGGGTCACGCGCCAGTGGACCGCGAGGCGGGTTGGAGGGGCCACCTATGGCGGCCTGGACCGTCGGCGCGCTGACGCCTAGCAGCGCGCCGATCTCGGGGTTGGTGAGACCGGTCGCGGCCTTGAAGCGTGCGAGTGTGGTCATTGTGCAGCCCCAAACGAAAGGCGAGTTGAAATGTCAGCCTCGCACCCCTCGGCGCGCTTGGCCTTGCGGAAGGCATACGCCTCGGTGCGGCGGTAGGTTTCCAGCGTCCCACCCTTCGGCGTGTCTCCGCGGAAGTCGGTCCAGCCGACGACATAAACCGTGCGGTAATGGGTGGTCATTCCGCGAGCCTTTCCAGTTCGGCGAGCCATTCGTTGACGTCCTCGGACAACAGATGGCTGGCGCGGTCAAAGGGCTGTTTGCTTGCGTGGTCCCGCAGCGCCTTGAGGTCGTCCATGGCGGTCGCGACGTCGTCCGCGTCATAGCCGTGCGCGAGCATGGTGTCGGCGAGGGCCTGGTGCTCGCGCTGCAGATCTTCGATCCGCATGACGTCGGCTGGCGTGGCGGCGTTGAGCCGGGCGGCGTTCAGGATGTCGTCGATCGTGGTCATGTGTCGTCCCTCTGGTGATCGGCTAACAGGCCGGCAAGCCCCGCGCCCGTGGGCGCGGGGTAAGCGGGCGCGTCAGCGGATCAGGTACGGAACCCCGTCGAAGTCGATCTCGGTGTAATCGACCTTGATGTTTTCGGCTGTCGTTTCCCAATCGATCTCAATGTACGCGGGCAGGTCGCGGGGCAGGCCGTCGCAGTCTTTGGCCAGATCCTCCGCGTACTCGACAAAGTAGGTCGAGCGGATCAGCGTTTCGCCGTGCTCCCAATGGGGCGCATACGCCTCACCTTGTTTCGCCAGGGCCTGCAACGCGGCCAGCTCGCGGCTTTCGTCGCTCTTGTCCCACGCCTCAAGATCGTTGAGGGCCTGAATGCGGGTAGCGTCGTCTTCGTCAGCGTCGTCCGCGGTATCCTGCAAAGCGCTGCGTTCGTCCCAAAGCGCTTCTATCCGCGCGATAACGTCGCGGCTGTCGATCAGATCTTCGCTGTTTGTGATGTCCGTTTGCATTAGCTTGTTTCCCTCTAGCTGATAGGTGTCGTTGTATAGCGTGTCGCTTACAGTGTCAATTGGTCGGGCGATAATCGTCCGGCAAGCCCCTCGCCGACATGGCGAGGGGTAAGCGGGGTGATTACAGCCACGCGGGCAGGGTGTCGCCGCCCTCGGGCGTGCGGATCGGCATGACCACGCCGAAGATCGGAAGGCTGTTGGCGATTGTCGCCATGTGCGCGTTGCTGGCGTCGGTGGCGCGGAGGCGTAGTCCGCCTGGCGTTTTGGGCGTTTCGGAAAGAGCCTTGCCAAGCGTTTGCAGCAAGTTCGGATCGAATGCGGCGGCGGTATGGGTCAGCATCTCGCCTTCGTTCGCCGGGCGCGGCAAGATGCGGCGCCAGTCAGGGAAAGAGCCGTCAACGATCGTGGTCGCCGGGCTGATCCATGCGGTATCAACGCGAGCTTGCCCGGTCGCCGGATCCAGCGTCACCACGTCGCCTTTGGCCGCGGCTTTCAGTCCGTCTTTGCCAAGGTTGACTATCAGGCCGCTTTCCGCGGTCGGCGGCGTGCCGGCGGCGTCATGTGCGACCAGCATCATGTGGCCGTCCGTAGCGGCGAGAATGACGCCCTCGCCGCGCGGATGCGCGGAAACGTGCACGCCGCCGATATAGTAGCGGCCTGGGTCGGACGATTGCGCCATGGCGACGCGGGCGAAAAGGTTGGCGTTAATCTGGAGCATGTTCGTTTCCCTCTCGTTGGACCTGCGATGCGCGGCCCATATTGAGATGTGTAGCGGATCAGCTATTAGGTGTCAACAGGCTTTATTCGAGCCTTGAATTAGTCCGCGTGCGGATGATGTTTTCGGGGTGTTTTCGGGGTGCAGTACAATTGCCCACAAATGGCCGATGTAGTACCCACATTTTACACCGATAAGTCATGTGTCCAAATGTGTCTCGCTATGCGGGAAATCATGTTTTGTAGCGTTCGCTTATTGTTCCAAAATGTGGGTACTACAATTGACCGATGTGGGTAATTGCGTCGGGGTCCAAATCGGCTGCCCGATCAATCTGTTAGCTAAATGTGGGTAATGTAGAAATGGAGTTGGACTTTTGTGTTGGGGTTGTAGAAATGGCCGTTTTCTTGCCACAATTCCCTACACAAAACTAAAAAGTCCTTGCGCATTTCCACATTGCCCACAAATGCCTTGTCGTTCAGTGAGGGCGGCGTTTTGAGCCTGAAATGCCATTGACTACACGAGGACCACAAAAAGCCCGCCAGAATGATCCTGGCGGGCGTGAAAATGAGTGGTTTTTGGCTAGGCGTAATATTCGCTGCGAGCTGCGTCGCGGGCCTGGTAGGCCTTGCCGGATTGCTCCGCCTCATAGTCGAGAGCGTAGAGCGCGGAGAATGCGGCGTCATAGGCTGCGCCGGCCTCCGGCGATGCGAGCTTGCGGCATTCCGAAAACACCACGTTGTTAGACGGCGCCGCGGCGTAAACAACCGCCCGCGCAGCGTCGAGCGCACGCAGCGCAGCCACATAGCGAACGCGAAAAGACTTAGCCATTGTAGATCCCTCTCAAATCGGCGCTCTAACAGGCCGGGAAGTCCGCGCGAGCGTATGGCTCGCGCGGATAACCGGGCACGTCAGGCGAACCGCGCCTTGACTTCAAACGTGACGCCAGGGCCGACGGGCTGAAAGTTAGTGACCGCCTCCCGGCACGTACGCGCCCACGTCGTCGACGTCGCGTAGGTCCATGCCTTCTCGCCGTGCTTGCGCACATACAGATCGATTTTGCGGCAATCCCTCTTGTCACCGTACGCCATAGTCTCATTCCCTCTGACAGCCGCCCAACGCGGCTTGTCCCTCCTATCTATAGCCACATCGCTACAGTGTCAAGCCCCCATTGACACAATAAATGCGCAACGCTAGACCGGTCACCGGTCTAGCGTTGAACCCATATGGCCACACACCCCTAGCTATCAGCTCGCACGATGCGAGGCACATGCGCGCTGGATGCGAGCGCCAGGCCGGCAGGCGTGAAGCCGATTGCTTGAAGGGGCGGGGGTAGGGCCGAGGGAATGTGGCGTGCGAGAGGGACCTGTCGCGAACGATTTTTATTTTTTGCTACAAGCCCCAACCTCAGCTATAAGGCCCCTGCGAGCGGCGTGGAAGCAGACACGCAGACGAGCCGTCCAAGTTGCTCCGCCGGGTTACAAAACGCGCACCTAAGCCGTGCGAAATGCTGGTTCCGGACCAGTCGGGCAACGGTAAAAGAAGCCCGTAGTTTAAGGGATAGCCGGGGTAGCGCCCGGCCTCGCGCGTTATCGGACGTAAACCGATTGTCGGTGCAGTACCAAGGACGCCCTCGGTTCACGCCGGGGGCGTTTCTGCTCCACATTGCCCTCCTCCAGCGCCTAAGCTACCCTCCGGCGCATGACGGACTTCCTCACCCTCACGCACGAGCCGCTGACGCTCCAAGCTACGGAGCAGCGGCTGACCGCCATCTACGACGCCGCCCGCAAAGGGCTCAAAGGCGATCGCATCGCCTACGCCGCCGGGATGAAGCCCGAGGACTACCGACGACTGGCGCAAATGGACCCCCTCGTCGAACTGGCCGTCGAGAAGGGCATCGCCGACGGCGAGATGGCCCTGGCCACAGTGCTCTACGAGGCCGCCACCATCCACAAAGACCCCAAAACAGCCTTGGACCTGCTGAAACACACCCGCGGCTGGGTCGCCCGCACGCAGATCGACGTCGAGATCAACGAGAAGATCAGCGTCCTGCACGCCCTCGAACTGGCCAACCAGCGCGTCGACAGCCTCCCCGCCTACGCGCCGGTAATCGAAGGCGAGGCGCGGCATGCAGCAGACTAAATACAGTCCCAAGGACGAAACCACGCTGATGGCCGCCTTGTGGTCCCCCCGGTTCAGGGAGGACCCGCTGGCGTTCGTGATGTTCGCCTTCCCGTGGGGGCAGCAGGGCACCCCACTCCATAAGTTCACGGGACCGCGCAAATGGCAGCGCGAGATCCTCCAGGAGATCGCCCGCCACAACCACGCCAACGCCGGCGAGATCGACTACAACATGCTGCGCAAGGTCGTGTCCTCGGGCCGGGGCATCGGCAAGTCCGCGCTCGTCTCATGGCTGGTGCTGTGGATGCTCACCACCCGGATCGGGTCCACCACCATCGTCTCGGCCAACACCGAGGCGCAATTGACGACGAAAACATGGCCCGAGGTGACCAAATGGGCGTCGATGGCCATCAACCGGCACTGGTTCGAGCCGATCGCCACCCGGATCACCATGGCCAAGTGGCTGACCACCCTCGTCGAGGACGAGATGAACCGCGACACCCGGCTGTGGGCCGCCCACGCGCAGCTCTGGTCCGCCGAGAACCCCGACGCATACGCCGGCACGCACAACTACGACGGAGTAATGGTCATTTTTGACGAGGCATCCGGTATTCCAGACCAGATTTGGTCAGTTACGGACGGCTTTTTCACCGAAAACACCCCGGATCGCTTCTGGATGGCCTTTTCCAACCCCCGGCGCAACACCGGCTACTTCTACGAGGCCTTCCACGCCCGCCGCGCGTTCTGGTCGACCACCATCGTCGACGCGCGCACCGTCGAGGGGACCGACCAGAAGGTCTATGAGCGGATTATCGAGGAATACGGGCCTGACAGCCCCCAGGCGCACGTTGAGGTCTACGGGGTCTTCCCCAACGAGAGCGACGACCAGTTCATTTCCAGCACCCTGGTCGACGACGCCATGGAGCGCGTCCCGGCCAAGGACCCGACGGCTCCGATCATCATCGGCGTGGACCCCGCACGGTTCGGGTCGGACGCCACCGTCATCGCCGTGCGCAAGGGACGCGACATCATCGCCATCAAACGGCACCGCGGGGCCGACACCATGGAGGTGGTCGGGCGGGTGATCGAGGCGATCGAGGAGTACTCACCTGCCCTGGTCGTCATCGACGAGGGCGGCGTCGGCGGCGGCGTCGTCGACCGGCTCAAGGAGCAGCGGTACAAGCAGGTGCGCGGCGTCAACTTCGGCATGCGATCGCGCCAGCCGATGATGTGGGGGAACAAGCGGGCCGAGATGTGGGGTGCCATGCGCGACTGGCTCAAGACCGCCAGTATCCCTGCCGACCGGCTGCTCAAGAGCGACCTGATCTCCCCCTTAGTCAAGCCGGACAGCAAGGGGACGATGTTCCTCGAAAGCAAGAAGGACATGCGCGCCAGGGGGCTGCAAAGCCCCGACGCCGCCGACGCGATCTGCGTCACCTTCGCCTTCCCTGTCGCCTCCACCGCGCGTGTCGACAAGACGCCGCAAAGACACTACGCTCCAACGCAATCCTCATGGATGGCGAGCTGATGGCCAAGGCCCCCGCAAAGCTGATCGACGTCGGCGTACCGTGCAAGAACGGGCACGTCTGCGGTCGCTATGCCGTGAGCAAGAAGTGCGTCACCTGCGCGACCGAGGCCGCGCTGGCGTGGAACGAGGCCAACAAGGCGAAGCACCGGGCGAATGTGCGGGTCTACGCATCGAAAAACCGCGAGAAGAACCGCGAGTACGCCTCCGGGTATCGCAAGGCCAATCCGGACAAGATCAAGGCGCTTAACGATAGCTGGCAGGCCAAGAACCCGGAAAAATACCTGCTGATCTCCAGTTCGTGGAAGCTGCGGAACAAGGCTCACGTCCGCGCCAAGGCGGCGGAACGCCGCGCGGTGAAGCTCCAGCGGACGCCGACGTGGCTGACCAAGGCGCATTTGGCCGAGATCAAGGCTATTTACGTCGAAGCAGCCGAAAAAACGCGCCTGACCGGCGAAGGCTGGCACGTCGACCATATCGTGCCGCTGCTCGGCAAGACCGTGTCGGGTTTGCACGTCCCTTGGAACCTGCAAATCCTACCGGGAAGCGAGAACATGCGCAAAGGCAACCGGCACGATGGCTGACGCCAAAACAGACCCGAAAATGGAGATGCTGTCGACCATGCGGTCCCGCATGACGACGGCTGTAGCCGCGTATGGGACCAGTCGGGAGGCCGAGCTGAACGACCTGCGCTTTATGGCCGGGTCAGCGGACAATAACTATCAGTGGGACGCAAACGTTCTTTCCAGTCGCAGCGCGGCGCAAGGAAGCACGATCAATGCCCGCCCGTGCCTGACGATCAACAAGCTGCCGCAGCACGTCCGGCAGGTGACCAACGACCAGAGGCAGAACCGGCCCACCGGCAAGGTGATCCCCGCCGACGACAACGCCGACATCGAGGTGGCCGAGGTCTTCAACGGCATGATGCGGCACATCGAGTACGTCTCGGACGCTGATGTCGCCTATGACACAGCCTGTGACAATCAGGTTACATACGGCGAGGGGTACGTCCGGCTGCTGACCGAGTACTGCGACGACGACAGCTTCAATCAGGACATCCGCATCGGGCGCATCCGCAACTCGTTCAGCGTCTACATGGACCCGATGATCCAGGACCCCGCCGGCGCGGACGCGAACTGGTGCTTCATCACGCAGGACATCACCAAGGACGAGTACGAGCGCCAGTGGCCTGACGCCTCGGTGCGGTCGATACAGGAGCAAGGCGTCGGCGACCCCTCCCTCAGCCAGTGGCTGAACGAGAACACGGTGCGGATCGCCGAATATTTCTATGTCGAGCACAAGCCCTCGACCCTGAACCTGTACCCCAACGGGCTGACCGCCCACGAGGGCTCCAGAGAGGACAAGGTCGCCCGGCTGCTATTCGGCCAGCCCGTGCAGACCCGCCGGGCCGACCGCAAGACGATCAAGTGGATCAAGACCAACGGCTTCGAGGTGCTGGAGGAGCAGGACTGGCCGGGCCGGTGGATCCCCGTGGTCCGCGTCATCGGCAACGAGTTCGAGATCGACGGCGAACTGCACATCTCCGGCCTCATCCGCAACGCCAAGGACGCGCAGCGGATGTACAACTACTGGACCAGCCAGGAGGC